CCGCCAGCCAGTGGTCACGGCGGGCGGGGGCGATGCGCCCGTCCTTGATGGCGGCGTCCACGATGGACTCGCGGGCCGCCTTCTCCTGTGCCGCGAGCGCCTTCACGCCCGCCTCGGCCTTGTTGCGCAGCTCGTCGAGCTGGGCGCTGTCGATCGTCACGACGCCCTCCGGCAGCGTGTCGGCCACCGCGGCCTTGGGGCGCTCGGTGAGCGCGTCCAGGGCTGCGAGGACGTCCGCCTCGCCGGCGTCGGGGTTGACGCCGAGCTTCTGCCGCAGGGTGGCGATGGTCTCGTCGCTGAGTGCAGCCACGGGATCACTTCCTTCCTCGGGTGTTTCCGTTGACCCGCCCGCAGGTGCGGCAGCGGGGGTATCGATACGCGGAGTCGGGGCCTTGGCCCGCCCCGCGTAGTTGAAGACGGACAGGTCGAACCTGTCCTTCGCGGGCGAGTCCTCCGAGCCCTTGGTGGTCTCGGCAACCTTGTCGGCCAGGCCGGCGTCCACGGCCTCCTGTGCGGAGTACCAGGTCTCCGCCGTCATCGCGGCGCGCCAGTCGGCAGCGTCGCCGCCGGCACGCTCGGCGTAGATCGACGCGATGTTGTCGCTGATCGAGTCCAGCCGCGTCGCCATGTCCGCCATGACCTTCGGGCCACCCATCGCGATGCCCCACGCGTCGTGGATCATCAGCTCGGAGTTGCGGTTCATCGTCACGGTGTCGCCAGCCATGGCGATGAACGACGCCGCGGAGGCCGCGATGCCGTCGACCGCGACGTTCACCGTGGCCTTGTGGTCGCGGAGCACGTTCAGGATCGCGAGCCCGTCGTAGACGTCGCCGCCGGGGGAGTTGATCCGCAGGTTGATCGTGTCGACGTCGAGCGCGGCGACCTCAGTCGCGAACGCTTGGGCGGTGATGCCCCAGATGCCGATCTCGTCGTACAGGTACACGTCCGCCGTCTTCGCGGCGCTGTTGCGGATCGAGTACCAGCCCTGCCCGGGCTGGTCGGGCTGCGGTGCCGCGAAGGCGCGTCGCAGCCGCGAGGTGATGGGCGCGTTCATGGCGTCTCCTCGTACTGGCAGGGCTGGCGGAACAGGCCGCGGATGAAGCCGCCGACGACGCCGTCACGGAAGGAGGCGTCGTTCGTCGACAGGTACGGGATCGGGAGCGCGAGCTTGGCCTCGAACTCGGGGCCGTCGAGCTCCTTCACCTTCGCGTTGCCCGCCTGCACGCCCTCGCCGGCGGCACCGGCCAGCGGGTAGAAGCCCGGGTAGTCGCACGTGCGGTCGGTCGGGTACTGCGCGAGCACGTCAGCGAGTCGATGCCGGTCGAAGCACAGCGGGACGTGGCCCTCGTAGCAGTCGATGTCGCCGTGGCCCTGCTCGGCCATCCACTGCGCGGTGTTCGCGACGGCCCGAATCCAGGTGTTGCGTGCCGGGACCCGTCCGCGCGACGCCTCCGCGTCCAGGTAGGCCGCAGTCGAGCCCATGTGGAACGGCGCCCACGTGGTGATGGGGTCGACGATGAAGACGTCGTCGCACATGATCACGACCTCGTCGGCCACGCCGTCGTGCGAGGCGAGCGCCGTCACCTTCGCCCGGATGTCCGCGAACTTCTCGCCCGCGTGCTCGAGCGGCAGGTGCTCGACGCCCGTCACCCACTGCGGCAACACGCCAACGATCCAGACGCGCCCGAACAGGCCGATCGCGTTGCGCGCCAGGGACCGCAGGGAATGCCGCAGCGACTCGTTGTCGGTCTCGTGCACCAGGTAGGCGACGTCGGGCACCGGCTTGCTCGCACGGCTAGGCATCGGCCGGCTCTGCAGGCTCTGCGGGGCGGCTCGACGGGTCCGCCATCGGCAGGCCGAACCGCAGGCGGATGTACGCCTCGGTCTGGTCGTCGGCCGACAGCATGCCCGCCTGCGACAGGTAGAGGATCGCCTGCGCCGTCGCGTCCATCTGCGACCCGATGTCGTCGCACACCACCCGCGGCACCGCGGCGTCCGGACCGAAGTTGACCGCCACCATGTCCGCGACGACCTGTCGCGTCGCGACGTCGCAGATGTGGTCCGCGATCGTCTGCAGCGACATCGTGAAGAAGTCCGAGAACGTCGAGCCCAGGTTGTAGGAGCCCGTCGCGGACGACGTCTGCGTGCCGAGGTTCAGGAAGTGCGCCAGCATCGCGCGCGCGATCTGCTGGTCGTGGTAGTTGATCGGGTCCATCGCGTTCGGGAGCGTCCCGGACACGCCCTTCAGCTCGAACTGCGAGCCGTTCGGGATCGAGGTCCCAGAGTTGTCGCCAGCGCGCACAGAGGATGCGATCTTCAGACCCCCCGCGAGGTCCGACTCGTCCTCGGCGGCCGTGTAGACCGGGATGCCCATGCCGTTGCGCTCGATCGTCTGCGCCTGGACGCGCATCAGGCGGTCCTTGATGATCCAGTGTTTGTACGCCGGCCGCAGCAACGACGCCCCCAGCCAGTTCGCCCCCTCGAGCTCGTTCACGTACACCACGAGCCGGGCCGCCGGGATCAGGACCGTCGCCGACGTGCCCGTCATCCCCGACGGCGCCAGCTGCTCCACCGAAACGAGCGAGCCGTCCTGCGCGACGTTGATCGAAGCGACCGTGCGGGGCATTCGAGGCGAGAGCACCTTGAGGCGCGCCTGACCGTCGACGACCTCATAGACGCGCTCGAAGATCATGTGGCCGTACCGCAGCTCGAGCAGCGCCATGCGCAGGTGGTCGGCCCACGAGAACGTCGACCGGGCGCGCTGCGGGAACTCGTCGGGGTTGCCGCCCTTGACGGGCAACCCAAGGTCTTCCGCGACGAGGCGGACGACGTCTGGCGAAGCGCCCTGGGGGTCCAGTCGGTACGTCGTGCGGCGGATCGGCAGCGTGACCGCGCGCAGGACGCCCGAGACCTGGGAGTCGTTGCGGTACATCTGGTCGTACACGCGCAGGGACTCCGGCCACTGCAGAGCGGAGTTCTGCTCGTCGGCGTCGAAGTTCACGCCGTAGAAGCCCACGCCCGTGCCGGTCGCGGCGTCCGGGTTGACGTAGCCCTTCTCGCGGACGGGGAACGGCTGGCGTGCCATCATCGCGCCCCCCGTCGGGTCAGAACTGCATCGTCAGGAAGTTGTCGTCGCCGCCGGGAGCGGGCGCCGGGGTCTCGCGCACCGGCGCGACCGACGGCTTCGGCGGGCGGTAGTTCGCGGTGAAGCCGTAGCGGGCCAACGTCGCGGCCACCAGCGGCGTGATCGACACCTTCGAGCGGCGCTTCCACGCCCACGCGTCTACGAGCTCGCGGGTCTGCGCGCCGCGCAGCGCGTCAGTCAGGACCGGGTCGTTCAGGTGCGCGAGGACGCCCGACTGCGCGTCGTCCGAGAAGCCACCGCACGCCTGCGTCATCTCCACCGACGACGTCAGCACCGGATCGATGCCCTCGTCCTGCAACGCCGTGCCGAGCGAGCCCGACGAAACCTTGTCCAGCACCAGCGCGAGCGGCTTCCACCGGCCGGCCAACTCCGTCAGCGCCGAACCGACCCACGTCGTCCCGTCACCGTCAGCCACGACCTCGACCTGCAGTCGACCATCCGCAGTCAAGCCGCAGACGGCGATTGACGAGCGGCGCCGATCTGGGGACACGTCTACCGCGAACGCGACGTCCGAGACGATCTGCGAGTCGCGGCCGACAGCGAGCGAATCCCACAACAGGTCCGGGATCGGCCGGGTCGCGTCCTCATCCGGCGCCTCGTCCCAGACGCCCAACCCCTCGCGCAGGAACGAGTCCGGCTTCAACTTGCGCTTCAGCCGCAGCATCGACTCCGCGGGCGTGCGGTGCGGGTAGGACGGGTTCGCCTTCGCCCACTGCTTGCGGTCGCTCGGGTTTGCGCCCGAGTCCGCGCCGAGCTCGATCCACACCGCGTCGCGCAGCGTGCCGTCCCACGCCTCCGAACGCATCCGCGTGAACGCCTCGGACGGGTCATCCGGCCGCGGCGGCGTCCCAACGAAGATCGCCAGCCCGAAGTCCGAGGTGTTCATCGTCGCGAGCTGGGCGTCAAGCGCCCGGTCGGACATGATCTGCGCCTCGTCGTCGACGATGACGTCGACGCCAGGAATGCCTCGCCCGAACCCGCGCTCACGGGCACCGAACAAGATGCGCGACCCGTTGACGAACCGGATCTCCTCGTCGCCCGAACCCGTGTACACGCGCTTGATGTACGGGCGGACCTTCGTGCGCTCGCAGAACGCCTGCAACGCGAGGAACGTCTCGTTGTGCGTCTTCGAGTGGTGCGCCGACCAGATCACCAGCAGCCCCGGACGCAGGATGCACAACGCGAACACGATCGCGGAGATCAGGTACGTCTTGCCCACCTGGCGGGGCAGCGACATCCCAACCCCGCCGATCATCGCGGCGAGCTTGCCGTCCGCGCGCTTACCGAGGATCAGACGGCCCGCGCCGTCCTGCCACGGGTCGAACCCCAGGCCGAACTTCGTGACGCACACATCGCGGACCGCCGGCCAGCCCGTCGAGACGATGCCCTCAGGTGCGACGACCTTGCGAGCGACCTCACTGAGCCGCCGAGGGTCCTTCTCAGATCGCTTCGGCGTCCCAGTCTTCGTCAGGGGTGGCGACATGCTCAGCCGCCTCCTCCTTCGCCCTCAGGTCGATCGCCTCGATCTCCTTCGCGACGTCCTGCAGCCGCCGCGTCAGCGCGGCGAGGTCGCGGGCCGGGCATCGCGGGTCGGAGACGCTCTGGGCGATGCGCTCACGGAGCGCGACGAGCAGATCACGGTGATTGCCCGTCTCCGCGGCCTCACTCACCGACAATCGGCGGCCAGGGGCGCGCTCGTCGTCCGAAACAGCCCGAATGGCCGCGGAACCAGGGCGAGAGGTCACCGTGACCACCCCCAGGCCGGGCGAAGTGGAAAAACGCGGTAGATAGAACGCCTGACCACCAGGCGGCGGTCAGCCACCTGCCTGCTCGGATCTTCAGTCGGGGGGGCCTCAGCCAGCGAGCCACGCACGCGACGTGACGGTTTTGGTCATCGTCCCGGTGACGAGTGCTTTGCGTGTGCCGTTGCCTCGCGAGTTGTTGCAGGTGGCGAGCATCAGCCGGTCGGCGACCTTGCCGCCGAGGGAGCGGGCGACGGAGTGGTCGGCTTCGAGCGGCTTGGCGTCGGGGTTGCGGTCGGCGTCCTTGTACATGGGCAGGTGCCCGGCGGGTCCGCGGCACAGGCACGCGGGCCCGCATTCGACGACGTCACAGGGGCATGGGGTGCCGTCGATGTGCGCGCGTAGTAGCCGGGCCCGCTGCTTCTGGTGCTGCCATCCGAGGCCGCGCTCGGTGGTGGTGGGCACGACCCCCTACCCTCCGTTGCGCCGCGTGCGTGTGGCGCGCGCTTCGCGGGCTCGACATGCGTCGGCGTGCAGCTCTGCCGATTCGACGCTCCCGCAGTAGGCGCCGCACATGTGGCAGTACTTCTTGATGTTCACGCAGTTCGTGCAGTGCGGGCCGCGGCAGGCACCGGTGTGCCGCCCCCAGGGCTTGACGAGGCGGTCGCAGTGGGGGCAGAGGCCTTGCTGGTCGCGGACGTAGCCGCATCGGCAGCGGACGTGCGGTCCGGGTGGGAGGCCGGGCATGGCACCCCCTTGCACGACGAAGGCCCGCACCGTGTCCGGCCGGGCCTGTCGTTGAGGGCAGCACCCTCGTGCCCCAGAGTGTGCCACTAACTGGTGGGTCGAGTCACGTCCCGTAGGTCGGCGCGTCGTCGGCCTTGCCCGGGCCGTGTTCCGTGGAGGCGCAGGGACCGTTCGGCGCGGCGTACGTCCCCGAGTGCGACGTGGACTCTGCCGCTGATGGTGGTCGATGCGACGACGCCTTTGCGCTTCCATTTCCGCAGCAGCGCCTCGTTGACGCCGGTGAGGGTGGCGGCGTCGGCGTAGGTCGCCCACTGGTCACTCATGGGCGCCACTTGGTGACCCGCCCGTCGACCGGCGCTAGCCCGGCGCTCACGGCTGTTGCTCGCTGATCTGGGCTGAGGCGAGGCGCAGGCACACGAGGTCTCGATCGCTCATGGTGCGTGTGCTCTTGCGCGCACTCATGCTGCCGTCCCTCCTGGGTCCGTGTCCCACTTCCCGACCTTCTGCCGCAGCCCGATCGCGACGAGCTCGTCGTAGCGGTCTTCGCTGTAGATCCTCGCGCAGTCGGGGTCGGTGCACTCCACACGCCACGGGTCCTTCGCCCACCTGGGTGGCTTGCGGATGAGCGACTTCAGCCCGCATGAGGGGCACGGCATCGCGAGCTGCTCGACGGGTTGCACGTCGTCGGCGGTGGGCCAACGGTGCCGGGTCGTCGCGACGGTGGACGTGAACTCCGCGACCATGGCGCCGGCGAACGGCAGGTTGAGCGCGTACCGAAGGTGGTCGAGCATCCACTGCACGGTGTCCCCGCGCCATGGTTTGCGTTCGGGCCACGTCAGCGGGTACGTCGACTCCTCGAGTGTGCAGAGGACCCAGTTGCGGTGGTCGTTTTCGATCTCGTCGGCGGCGAGCCACGCGGCGGGGATGACGGTCCGTTCGGCGGGGTCGCCTGGGGTGCCGCCGTCGCTGGGTGGTGTCGCTTGCGCGTAGGGCTTGCCGATCTCACGCAGGTGAGGCAGGAGCGTCAGGAGTCCCGTGACGGCGTCTTCGTACCGGTTCGCGTGCCAGGCGCAGACGGTGAGCCCGTCGGCTGCTGGTCGGGGCACGCACCCCTTGCATTCGGGGTTGTGGGCGTCGCGCTCGAGGAGGTGCTGTCCGCGTAGGACGCATCCGGCGACGAGGCACGGGTTCGTGGTGTCCAGCGTGCTCACGCGGCCCCCTTGCTGTGGCAGTCGCACGTGCACCCGGTCAGCCGGTCGTGCTCGTCATCCCACGCTTGCCCGACGCATGCGGCGTGCTTGTTGCCGTGAGCGCAGTCGGGGGACAGCGGCGCCAGCCCTGTCGGCCGGCTGTGGCGGCCTTCGTGGTCGCGGGCCATCGAGGGGACGGGGAACCGCTGCCCGCATCCTGCGCACATCCATGGGTCGTGTGGCACGACATCCTCCTTCGTCCATCCCCCGACGAGCGGGCTCACCCCGTACTCCAACGCCGCGAGCAGGTAGTCGCGGCGGTCGCCGTCGCTGTCGGTCGGCCCGGTCATGCGTCCTCCTCGTTGGCCGCGCGGTCGATCCCGTACTCGAGTCGGATGACGGCCTCGGGGACGCCGCGCGCCACCGCGAGGCCCGTGACGAGGCGGCCGACCGTGGTCTCAGTCATGAGGCGGCCCGACGGTCACGAGGTGGGCGCTGCCGACCTCGTACTGGTCGACGAGCTCGAAGACCTTCGCCAGCGCTTCGGTCGGCAGGAGGTAGGAGCGCTCGACGAACTGCATCTGGCCGTCGATGACGGTGTCGTTGTGCACGGCCAGGAGGACGGGCGCGTAGATCTCGCCGTCGTCGCTCACGACTCACCCCCGAGCAGTTCCTCGACCAGCGCCCGCGTCTCGCACGGGTAGAAGTCCTCGCAGGTGCAGTAGCCTGGCGACTCGGAGCGCCGGTGCAGCCCCAGGACGCCCTCCACGACCGCGAGCAGGGCGTCGCCGAGGTCGGTGCGGAGGTAGTAGCCCTCGACCTCCGAGCGTTCGAGCCCGGCCCGCATCTCGGCTAGGCGGGTCTGTGCACGGTCGGCGGTGGTCACTGGTCACCGCCGGGCTCGATCCAGTGCTCCTCGACCCACATCGCCGAGTTCCCCTGCCTGCGCACCCAGCGACGTGCGACACGGCGCGTCGGGAATGGGCCCCACGTCAGTCTGCTGCCGTCCCGGCTCACCATGACCGCGATCCACTCGGTACGGCGGGTGCTCACGGTGGTCACTGGTCACCACCGACCTCGATGCGGTCTGCACGCGCGAGGAGCCATGTTTCGGCCGGGTCTGCACCCCACACGTCAGCCGCTTCCCGTAGTGCGGCGGCCTGTGCGGCACGGAGGATCGGGGCCAGAGCATCGGCCTGGTGTCGGGCCAGCCACAGGCCGCTGGCGATCATGTCGGCTGTCGCGCCGCAGCGGCACAGCGCGCGTCCCTGCTTGAGCCCGTACGCCGCGTGCTCTGCCAGTGTGGTGGCGATCTGAGCCTGGAAGTTCCGCCGGCACCCCGCGACGGGGCAGATGCCCTTGGCGATGAGGTTGAGCACCCGGGTCCGCTGGCCCCTCGCGGCGGCGGCACGACGGCGCTCCTGGGCGGCCTGGTCGCGGTAGAACTTCTCGGATCGCTCGGCGATCCGCAGGCGCTCCTTCGTGCGGTCCAGCTCGCTCTTGCCGCCCCCGTACACCTGTGAGTGGCCCTGGGGACACCAGAACGTCTTGCCCGACTGGCGCATGTCCGTGTCGAACCGAGCCGGGACCATGGACGGCGGGTGGCACTCGGAGCACTCCACCGTCTTCATCGCGAGTTCCATGCCGCTATACGTGGTCCAGCGCTGGTAGGTGATCGTCTGCGTCATGCTGCGTCTCCTCCTTCGGGCTCCCGCGTCAGGCGGGGCTCTCGTTCTCCAGCGGCGCGCTCGTCGAGCGGCCGGTCGTGCGTCTGCGAGGCGGGGCGGGACTCCACGCACGTCCCGTGCCCCGTCGCCCTCGTGTGCTTCTCCGCCGCGCGGTCAGCGCCCGGGTCGTCGTAGGTCCACCCGCAGCCGCGGTGCGTCTCCGGGGTCCACGTGCACCGCGCCGCCGTACGGCCGCCGGCGCTCATCGCTCACCCGGGTGTCTGGCAGACCACGCGGGCCCGAGGCCGCTGCTGTGTCGCTCGTCAACCCACGGCCACGCCCCGCCGCGAAGCAGCCGGTCAGGCCAGGCGCGTTCGTCACGGTCGCCACGCCAGCGGACCAGCTTGAACACGGTCGGCTTGACGCCCTCGACGACCTCGGCCCGGTCGACGGCGATGCCCATACCGAACTCCGGCCAGCCCATGAGCTGGGCGGAGCCGCGCGGACGCAAGTCCCGGTCGCCACCGGGCCCGACGGCGTGCCCGGCGTGCGCCTCCATCACCAGCGCGAGCCCGCGCGCACGGAGGGTGTCCAGAGCAGTCAGGAGCGGGGCTGCGTCGTCGTCGGAATTGATGGCCCTCGGGATCAGCCGGTACAGGGGACCGATGACGAGCAGGTCCGGCCGATGCTCGTCGACGAGCCGGTGCACAGCACCCAGGTCACGTTCCGTCGTGAGGTCGACGCGGGGGACGCACGCGAGCTGCAGGTGCTCGCCCGGGTCACGGCGGCCGACGGTACGAGCCCTGAGGACGAGGGTGCGGGCAGCGCGGCGCCACTGCTTCTCCGTGTTCTCGGCGTCGACGACGAGCACCGACACCGGGTTGACCGACTTGAACGTCGTCGGGTGGATGCCGGCCGCAGCGCAGATCGCGAGCTGCCGCACGAACGTCGACTTCCCGGCGCCCTCACCGCCGGTCAGGATCAGACGGTCCATCCGCTCGAGCAGATCGGGGATCAGCCAGTCGTACTCGTCGGACCCGGCCAGGACGTCCGCAAGGCGGCGAGACTCGAGCGCCGTCGCGGTGGAGGTGCGGACGGCGTCCCACTCGGTGCGGACGTGGTCCATGACCTCCGTCAGGTCGTCACCGGACTCCGCGAGCTGGCGGGCCCGGACGGAGAACAGCCACAGGCGCCGGCGCTGCGCCGTGTCACGCACCTGGCGGGCGTAGAACCCGACGTTCGCCGACGACGGCGTCGCGTACATCAGGTCGTGCAAGTACGGGCCGTCGACGCCGCGGATACCCTCCTGCGCCGCGACAGCGAGAAGCCCGATCGCGTCGACAGGGTCGCCGGCCTGATGCAGGAGCGTCATCGCGTCGAACAGCTGCCCGAGTCGCGGATCCCCGAAGTCGACGCCCGTGATGTGCTCCAGCGCGAAACGGATGACGTTCGGCTTGAGCAGGCACGCCCCGAGGACGGCTCGCTCTGCCGTGGCGGCAGCCTCGGCTTGGACGGACCGGTCGTCGATGACCGCGAGGTCGGCGCTCACCGCAGCATCCACTCGGCGCCGTCGAGGTTCGTGGGGGTGCCGTTGGTGCGTCCGGATGGTCGGCCGGTGCGCTGGGCGGCGAGGCGGAGCTTGTCGTACTGCTTGCGCAGCGTCGACATCGACAGGACGTTCGTGCGCCAGAACTCGTCACGGGTCGCGAAGTCGATGGCCTTGAGGATCTGGTCGACGGTGTGCCCGTCGACGTCGAGCAGGAGCCGGGCGGCGTCGGTGTTGCGCTTCGTGCGGGTGGGCACCTTGGCGCCGTTCGCGCGGATGCGGTCGTCGAGGTGGTCGAGGATCTTCTCGACGTCGGGTCGCGCAGGGTCGGTGGCCGCGTCAGCGGCTGCCGACGAGACGGGGTTTTCCCCTGTTCCCCTGTTCCCCTGTTCCCCTGTTCCAGGCCGGAGGGCTACCGGAGTCCTACCGGAGCCCTCCGGGAAGAAGCCGCCGATGACCGACTCGCGGTAAGCCATCGTGCCGTCTGGCCTGGGCAAACGCCCCGCGCTTGGCTTCTCGATGCGTTGGAAGGTCTCCCACCACGAGACGAACAGGAGTGGCGTCCCGTCGACCTCGTATCGCCACAGCAGACCGGCGTCGGAGAGGTCGGTGATGGCTTCGGCCACCTTCTGGAGGGTTCCGGTAGGACTACGGGAGAGGTCCCGGGGGAAGACGTCGGCGACGATGAGTGCGAGGTCGTCCTTGCCGACGCCGTTGTCGTCGACGTAGGACTCGAGGCCCTTGAGGACGAGGCGCGCGTCCCACGACACGGACGCGATCCGCGACGAGCGCCAGAACTCGGGCTTGGTGCTGCGGATGCGCATCAGGCGTTCGCCTCCATCTTGAGCGCGCTCAGCTGGGTCTCGATGTCGGCCATCGGGTCCCGGAACTCCTGCGCGAAGGTGATGAGCCGCTCGAGCTTCCACCTCGCCTCGCGCGTGAGGGCGCGGACCTGCGCGAGGTCGAGGAGCGCTGCGATGACGTCGTCGTCGGCCAACTCGTCGCCCGAGAGCCAGACGCCGTCGCGGCGCTTGCCGGACGCCTCGATGCCGCGCAGGACCTTCGAAACGCGCAGGGCGTGCGGGTGCGCGGCGCCTTCGCCGGCGAGCTGGCGCTGTCGCAACTGCTCCTCGAGCAGCCCGACCTCCTGCGACTTCCAGGAGAGATCGCGGCGCGCCTCGGAGACCTCGTCGGCTGTCCGGTAGTGGTACCAGGCCAGGACACGTCGCCATGCGGCACCGGTGTCGCCAACCTTCCGCTTCGGGGCGTCGCGGATCACGGTCATGGACCGGGTCCGTCGGCCCGAGGGCGGCGCCATGATGCCCCACACCTCGGGGATGTCGAGGCCGTCGACGAGCTTTGGGTCGGACACGGTGAGCCACCAGCGGGTGCAGTACCGCATCCACGGGTCCGCCTTGGTGGGGTCCGCGAGCTCGGCTAGCACGTCGGAGCGGGCGACCTTGATCTCGTGGCCGACGAGGTCGCCGCCGGACAGGGTCAGGGGCGCCCAGATAGCGTCGGCGCGGCGGCGGCCGTCGGGGGCCTCGATCTCAGCGGCGAGGATGCCGCCGGGTGGTCGGCCATCGGGCAGGTAGTGACGCCGCAGCATCGAGACGACGTCCTGGGCGTTGGTCACGGCCGTCCCTCCTTACTAGGCGTCCGTGGGCAGACGTGCGCGCGCCGCCATTCGGCGAGGACGGGGATGCGCCAGATCGACGTCCTCGCTTCGCCGCACTGGTCGCATGTGATGGTGTGCGTGCCGTCCTCGGTCTCCCGCAGGGTGAACGTCATGCCGCCACCGCCTCGTACTCGAGCGGGCGGCCGTTGATGCACTCGACGAGCGCGGCCATGAGGACCTCCGCGACGGGCGGGGTGACGGCGTTGCCGAGCTGCTTCACGCGCTGCCGCTTGGAGCCGAGGACGACGTACGACGGGATGAACGCCATGCCGGCGTGGATCTCGTGCGGTTCGAGCATCCGGAACAGGCAGTCGTCGACGACGGCGTCCCACTCCGCTGCGGTCAGGAGCGCGTCGCCCTGGACGGTGGTCTGCGTGGGCAACGGCCGCGTGACGTCTCGGACACCGGCGTCATGCGCATACAGCGCTCCCCACGTCAGGAGGGACTGGTGGCCGCCCGTCGTCAGGGTCCGCAGGTACTCCGTGGTGGGCGTGGACATCTCCGCGCCGCCCTCGTTGTTCCGCATGACGAGCGGCGGGATCACGAGGCCGTGGTGGTTCCCGGACGCGGTGACCGTCGCGAGGGTCTCGTCGGTGGTGTGCGCGACCGACCCGCCGCCGCGGAGCTCGGTGATGAACGACGGGATCGCGACCCCCGTCTCGTTGCGGGCCGTCTGCGTGCGCATCGGCCCGTCGACGGCGGCCGCCTGCTTCCCGTCGCGCCCCTCGACCGGGACGAGCAGCGGCGGGATCGCGACGGCCTTGGTGATCGCGGTGTGCAGCGTCTTGAGCGGCTCGGTGTCGACGGGCCACACCCGCTGGTAGGCGTTCGGGTCGCCGTGCTGCGGGTGGTTCGGGTCGTTCGAGTCGTACTGGTTGCCGCCCGCCTCGAGGACGACGGGCCGGGCGTACCGGCGCGCGCCGGCCGCGATCCGCGCCCGCGTCTTGTCCGCGAGGGGACGTTCGCGGTCGCCGATCCGCTGCCCCGGCAGGGACCAGTCGATCGCGGCGGCGGCGGGGACGAAGTCGGGCTCGACGATCTGCCCGCGGCACGCGACCTTCGGGCACCGGTAGTCGTACCGCTGCCCGTACCGGCCCATGTCGACGCCGCGCTTGCGCCACACCTGCACGGCGTCGATCTGCTGCTCGCACGACGGGCACCACGCCGACGGCCGCAGCCACCGGTCCCAGTCGGGGTCCCGCCCGAGGGACTCGTGCCAGTACGCCAGGTACAGGCGGTCCCTCGACTGCGGGGCCCGCGGTGTGCGGATCGCACGGGCGTGCATCGAGTTGAACGCGATCAGCCGCGTCCGGTACCCGAGGCGCTCGATGCGGCCCCGCCACACCTCCCAGTACTCCCACTTGCGGATGTCCGTGACGTTCTCCACGACGCCCGCGAGCACGGGCCGCTGCCGCAGGTGCATGCCCTCGAGGTAGCGAATGACGTCCTGCATGAGCGCCCGGGACCGCGCGACGTCGTCGGCGATCTCCGGGTCCCCGAACAGGCCGGGGCGTCGGTCGAAGTCGACGGGTTTGCCCTTCGCCTGCGACCAGTTCGTGCACTCCGGGGACGCCCAGAACAGTTCCGCGTACGGGTGGCGTGCCACGTCGAGGTCCCGGATGTCGCCGCGGAAGTGCTCGACGTCGGGGAAGTTCGTGGAGTGCGTCGCGATGGCGAGCTTGTCGTGGTTCGCCGCGAGGACCGGCACGACACCCGGCACAGCGTGCGCGCCCTGCGTCGCACCGCCAGCACCGCAGAACCAGTCGTTGAGGCGGAGTGACCCGTCGCCGCTCGACCGCTTTCGGCGTGAGGGCAGCGGCTTGGCGCGGTCCGCTGCGATCCGGGCCTCGAGGTCGGGGGAGAATCGGATCGTGCAGTCGCACGGGCTGTTGCCGCAGTACTCGCACGGCGGTGCCGCTGGCGCGGGCACGAGGTTGTCGAGGCTCATCGACGCACCCCCGCCCGGACCTGCAGCGCGTGGTCGAGCGCGGCACGCCACGTCGGGAACCAGTGGCGGGAGAACTGCCCGGCGCGGTTCGTGTGCTCGACGAGCCACCCCGGCAGGAGCGGGTTCGGGTACGCGATCGGGTCGTCCCCGTTGAACAGGCGCCGCCGCCGCACGCGGGGCGTCGTCTCGGCGTTGTAGAGGCTCACGCGAGGGCCTCCTCGTCGTCGAGCGACGCGAACAGGTCGTCGGCGTGGAGCGCCGCGGCGGTCGCCGCGAGGTTGCGGGACGCGACCCGGAAGTACGACGGCTTCAGCTCGACGCCGACGAACCGGCGGCCGTTGCGCAACGCCCCGACGCCCTCAGAGCCGATCCCGGCGAACGGCGACAGGACCACGTCGCCACGGTTCGACCACAGGCGCACGGCACGCTCGATGACGGGCAGCTGCAGCGGGCACAGGTGCCGCTCGTCGTCGTTCTCGCGGGCCTCGTGGACACCGAGGACGTCGGTCTCCCGGATGCCGTACCAGACCTGCGACGCGAGAGCGTCAGCCCACTCGGCGGACACCTGGTCGACGTCGCGCCCACCGCCCGCCGGCCACACCGGCCGGGCGTACTCGATCCAGTCCTCCTGGGTGAGCTCGGTCCGCACCGGCTCGCCGTTCTTCCCGGGTGCGCGCAGCACGATCAGGTAGTCGGCCCACGCCTGCCACATCGCCGCCGCGTCACGCTGCAGCTGGACGAACAGCAGGCCCTTGGAGTGGGTGCGGATCGCCTGCGCCTGCGGGTTCTTGTCGATCGTGACCTTGGAGTGGAACAGGAACCCGGCGTCGGTGAAGTGCCGCAGGGTGTCCCCGGAGAAGTCACGGCGACCGGAGTAGCCGTGCGTGTTCTCGTACGCCGGCAGGTCCGCGACGTGCACGACAACGAGCCGCCCGGGCTTCATCACCCGCAGGAGCTCGCGCGACACGAACGCGAACTGCTCCCAGAACGCGGCGTCGGACGGGACGTTGCCGAGGTCACGCTCGGACGGGCTGTACGTGTACGTCGAGGAGAACGGCGGGGAGAACACCGCGAGGTCGACGCTGTGGTCCGGCAGGCCGGGCAGCACCTCCGCGGAGTCGCCGTTCCAGAGGTGCCAGCCGTCGCCGGACGCCTCGTCCATGATGCGGTCCGGCTCGGTCGTGGCCTTGCGTGGACTCATGCTGCTTCGCTCCTCAGCCAGGCGGGGATGGTCATGGGTCGCGACGGTTCGTAGTCGTCGCCCTTCGAGGTGCCGGCGAACAGCTCGCGTCGGTTCTCCGCGGCGATGGCGGCGATGAGGCCGTCGGTGGTCGCGGCTGCGGTGGCTTCCTTCGTGCGGACGTTGCGCACGATCGGCGCCTCGACGTCGGCGACGACGATGTGCGCGTCGACCGGCCGGTCCTGTCCGTAGCGCCAGCAGCGGCGGATCGCCTGGTAGTACTGCTCGTAGGAGTCGCCGAGCCCGACGAACACCATGCGGGCGCACCGCTGGAAGTTCAGGCCCTGCCCGGCGATCGACGGCTTCGTGACGAGGACCTGCACATCGCCGCGGGCGAACGCAGCGAGCCGGGCCGCCTTCGTGTCGGGCTCGTCGTTGCCGCGGACCTCCACAACTGCGGTCTCGTCCTCGCCGAGCAGGTCGACGACGCCCGCGACCATCGCGTCGGACTCGTCGTTGCGTCCCACCCACACCAGCCACGGGTCGTCGGGGTGCTCGGCAATGACGTCGAGCGCGGCGCGAACCCGAGCGTCGAGGGTGTCCTTGCGGACCTGCGCTCGCTGCGTGACGCCCGCGAGCTCGGTCGTGAACAGCGCGCCGTCGGCGGTCCACCCGGTGTTGACGAGGTGGTCGTGGATGCTCAGCGGCGGCAGGTCGTACCCGTCCTGCTCGAACCCGAGGTCACGCGGGTGCCGGCACGCGATGGCCCACGACGCGAGCCACTCGTAGAACGAACGCTCCGCGTGGCCCTTGAGCCGGTACCGCATGAACTCCCCGCGGGAGTCAGCGATGAAGAACGTCGACCGCATCTCCTGTGGTGCCATGACGCCGAGGAAGTCGGCGTGGTTGCAGAGCTCCTCGATGTCGTTGGGCGCGGGCGTCGCGGACGCGGACAGGCGGTACGGGGTGGCGGAGAACATCGCGACGAGCGCCCTCTTCGTGACCCCGGAGTACGCCTTGAGGATCGAGGACTCGTCGAGGGCGACGGCGTCGAACCGGGACGGGTCGATCAGGTGCAGGCGGTCGTAGTTCGTGATGACGATCTGCGCGGCCGCGTCGACGACATCGGAGTCGTCGCGGACGTACTCGACGTCGACGCCCATGCGGGCGGCCTCCGTGATGGTTTGCTGAGCGACCGCCAGCGGCGCGAGGATCAGCCCGCGACCGCCGGTCGACGCGAGCAGCTGCGTCAGCCACGCGACCTCGATGCGCGTCTTGCCGAGGCCGGTGTCCGCCCACACGGCGGCGCGACCGCGGCCGACAGCCCACGCGACGATCTGCCGCTGGAACGGGAACAGCGCGTCGGCGTTGAGCAGGTCATCCGGGTGGACCGTGATGCCCGAGGACGGCGCCGGCCGCCGCTTGGCGGCGAGGAAGGTCCGGTAGTCGTTCACGCGGCACCCCCGTCGCAGTCGCAGGGCTGCTCGAGGTGGCACTCCGGGCAGATGGTCGCCTTGCGGCGGCGTGCGGCGAGCAGGTCGACGTGCTCGCCGCAGCAGTTGGCGTGCACGGCGCGGTCGTCGTCGTCGTACCGCAGGATGTCGCCGACGCTGATCTCGTCCCCGCAGGACAGGCAGCGGCCGGGGTAGCGGGCTTCGAAGGTGGTGCGGGGCATCACGCGGCCTCCCGTCGTGCGGTTCGGATGTGCCAGCACCCGGAGGTGGGGCACCGGTAGGGCTCGAGTCGCAGACCCTGGACGGGCCCGTAGCGAAGGGCCCACCGGATGGCGACTTCCCGGCTGCGGTGCTGGACCTTGGGTCCGCCGAGGTGGTTGCGGCATGCGCAGGTCATGCCGCACCTCGCGTCGCGAGCTTCAGCGCGGCGACGTTTGCCGGCTCGGGCTCCCCGTAGTCGATGGCGGCCCGCGCGCCTGCGTGCAGCCGCCACGAAGGGTTCCCCGTGAACGCGTCTCGCCACCGCCTGCCGTGAACCTCGATAGCGGCGTTGATCGCGTCCTCACGGGAGTCCGCGAACACCAGCAGGTGACCACGGCGGATGCCGGGCGCCGAGTACGGGACCCTCCACCGCGGCCGGTCCGGGGACGGCTTCCGGGCGCTCATCGGGCGTTCTCCCGGATCGGCACGAAGATGTACGTTGCGCCCTCGAGTGGGACCCCGTCGGTGTCGGCCGGCCGGATCTCGAACGGCCGCACCGCTGGCTTGAGGTCGTCGAACGCGATGTGCACGCGCGGTCCCGGCAGGACCGCGACGATGTCCGCGAGAGCCGTCGCGTTGACCCTCAAGTGCAGGTCCACCTCGGAGACCGCGTCGATCTCGACGTGCCCGGTGGACTCCACTGCGGAGCCCGTGACGGCGAGCGACCCGGACGTGACGTCCACGCCGACGCCCGCGAGATCGGCGACGCCGAGGCGCGCCGTCGTCAGGGCGTCCTCGAGCTCGTCGCGCCCGGCGTGCATGGCGGCCTGGCGGGGCGGCGCCCACAGGCGCGCCAGGTTCGGCAGCATGTTCTCCCCGGCGGCCTTCACCAGGGTGACGGTTCGGTCCGACCCGGTGAGGGTCAGGAGGTTGTCGTCCGCGCCGAGCGTCAACGTGCCCGACAGCCCCTTGACGACCGTCGCGAGCATCGCCCCCGGGATGAACGCCTCGAACGGCTTCCCCGCCCAGGGGACGGTGATTTGCGCCCCCCGGTACCGGTCCGACGCCCACACCGTCAGCGCGCCGTCGGTGGCGTTCAGCCACAGGCACGTCAGGTGCGCCTCCTTCAGCGTGTCCCGCGACAGGCACGTCGCGGCCTGGTGGATCGCGTCGCTGAGCACGTCCGCGTGGATGTCCCCACGGGTCGGTGCGGCGGCGGGCACCTTCGGGTACTGCGCACCGTCCATGAGCCGCACCGCGAAGCGGGCGCGACCGGCCGTGACGATGAGCTCGCGCTCCTCGAGCGTGAACACCACCGGCCCGGCGGGGAGCTTGCCGAGGGCGTCCGCGAGGAACCGTCCCGGCACGCACACACGGCCTTCGAACCCGCCGGCGACTGGGACAGCCGCGGAGACGTACGTCGCGAAGTCGAACCCGGAGAGAGTCAGCACCCCGGAGTCCGCTTGCAGCACGATCGCAGTCAGCAGCGGCACCGGCGTCCGCGCGGGTAGTGCGCGGGCCACCCAGGCGGCCGCGGCCTTCAACGTGGCGCCGTCGGCCTGCAGGCTCGACGTCGTGGGCCGCGTCTTCGTCGCAGCGGGGCTCACTGGGTCACCCCGGCGCGCTCGGGGCGCAGGAGTGCCTCGATCTCCGAGCGGGAGTAGCGGCGGTGTCCGCCAGGGGTACGGACCGGGTGGAGCTTTCCGGCCCTCGCCCAGCGCGCCACGGTCTTGACGTCGACCTTGAACGCGGCGGCGACCTCCGCAGGGGTCAGTAGACCCGTCGGTGTTGCCATGATGGTGCTTCCTTCCGTCTTCGTGGTGGGAGGGGCGACCGGCCCGGCATGTGCTTGCCGGCTCAGGGCCGGGCCGGTCGCGTCCGGGTCAGTCGGCGACTCGGCGGATCTCCTCCGCCTGCTCCCGCTTGCGGCGTACAGGCCCGGGCCGACGCCGTTCGCGCCGTGCTCGTCGGTGTGGATCACCTGCGCGGACTGACCCGCCGGGACGGAGATCACCGCGAGGCACAGGTCGTCCGTGGCCCGCGCCCACGTCACGTCCGGGGAGTCGAAGCCGCGGTGCAGCCAGTGGGAGTTGCCCGTGGCCTCACCCACGACGAGCTGCACACCCTCCGCGGGGACGGGGACGAGGGTCGCCCGGGTGGACTTGATCGGGACGATCAGCAGGTCGCCCTGCGCCTGCGGGCCGGTGAGGATCGGCACCTCCGCGTCCGCGATGAGGTGGTCCGGGACGCTCACGCCGACCTTGGTCAGCGCCTCGCCGTAGGTCGTGGTCATGGTTGATCTCCTTCTTGGTTGGGTCGTGCGGGTGGTGGTTCAGGTGCGACGCACGAGCTGCGCGTACACCTGCGGGTCGACGCCGTACTGCCACGCCGACGCCGCGATCGGGTCGGTGATGCTCGCCGGGACCGTCTCGCCGTAGCGGCGCAACTCCCCGGACCTGTCGGGGGACCCGTTGACCATGAGCAGCAGGTTCACGGGCGTCCCGTAGATGTCCCGCGGCAGCGAGTACAGGGCGAGCTCGTGGGGTGCGTTCGCCGGGTCCGGCGCGGTCGCGATCGGGTCCAGTCCCAAGTCGGTGACGGCCTGGTCCCACCCGAGGGACTCGAACGCGGCACGGCGGATCTCGGTGTTCGGCTCCTTCAGCGCCCGCTCGACCGTCGGCGCCTCGATGACCCACGCGGGAACGCGCACCCCATGCCACGCGTACACGCCCCAGCCGTCAGCCCACGCGACCGCGGGCCCGGTCTCGCAGTGGAGTCGGTGCGAGCCCCACCCCTGCGGACCGACCTGCTCGAGGTGCAGCACGGTGGGTACGTCGCAGACCATCACGAAGTCGCGGAACGGCCACCAGTACCCGGCCTGGGCCATGTCGTCGTACGCGGCCGCCTGGTCCCACAGTCCGTCGGGTAGGTGCAGGTCGCACACGTCGCGGAAGAAGCCCCAGTACGCACCCCACCACGCCTGCCAGTGCCGCACGGGCCAGCCGGCGTACCGCATCTGATCGAGCGCCCTGAAGGCACCGTCCACGGCACCGCGCACGGCA